ACTGAAATAGCTGATTTCTTTGGATGTGGTGAACACATCATTAGAAAGACTTATGCCGAATTTCTCAGAAAAGGGAGAACTGATTACAAAATACGTTTAAGGCAAATACAATGGGGTATAGCTGAGAAGGGAAATGCTGTTATGGCTATCTGGTTAGGTAAGAACGTATTAGGTCAATCTGATAATGGAATATTAGAAGATGATGATACCCCATTACCATTTAATGTAGAGTGATATCATTACCAAATAAAAAATATCAGATTATTTATGCTGATCCACCTTGGTCTTATCAACCCATGATGAATAGTTCTGCCTCAGATCATTATTCTACAATGTCATTAGATGAAATAGCTAATTTGCCAATAAAAACAATAGCAAATGATAACTGTATTTTGTTCATGTGGGTTACTTTACCAAAACTTAATGAATTTATGAGAGTAGTAGAAGGTTGGGGTTTTGTATACAAATCAACTGCTTTTGTTTGGTGTAAGAAGAACAAAAAATCAGATAGCTTCTTTTTAGGTCTTGGAAGGTGGACAAGAGCAAATCCAGAAATTTGTGTTTTAGCCACAAGGGGTAAGATTAAAAGACTATCAGCATCAGTAAGGCAATTACAAATTCATCCTATAGAGCATCATTCTAAGAAACCTGATATATTTAGAGATTTAATATTAGAATTAGTTGGTGACCTACCAAGAATAGAATTATTTGCAAGGAATAAAACAAAGGGTTGGGATTGCTGGGGTAATGAAGTGTAATGCCATTATCCAAATCTCAAAAAAAAGTATTTAGTTCAGAAGCTAGGTTTAGAGTACTTATTACCGGAAGAAGATTTGGTAAAACATTTTTAGCACTTAATGAACTAGCTAAGTTCTCAAGATATCCCCGGAAAAAAGTATGGTACATAGCACCCACTTACCGGATGTGTAAAGACATTATGCTTAGCCCACTAGTGGAGAAAATGACAAAACACAGATGGATTAGTAAAGTAAATTACTCTGATTTAACGATTACACTTAAAAATAACTCATTAATACAGCTGAGATCATCAGAAAACTTTAATGCTCTACGAGGAGTGGGATTAGATTTTATTTGTATAGATGAGTTCTCAGATGTGGATGAGAGAGCATGGTTTGAGGTGCTGCGGCCTACTCTTTCCGATAAATCAAAAGAAGGAAGTGCATTATTCTTAGGAACACCAAGAGGCTATGGTAATTGGAGTTATAATCTTTATACCAAACATGAAACAGATAGTAATTGGGAATCATTTCAATTTACTACACTAGATGGTGGTCAAGTATCTCAGAATGAAATAGATCAAGCTAAGAATGATCTAGATGATAGAACATTTAGGCAAGAATACATGGCTTCATTTGAGAAATATTCCGGGCAAATTTATTATAACTTTGACAGAAAAGAAAATGTGATTGATAGTTATAAACCTAAATCAAACTCAATCCATATAGGCATTGATTTCAATATTGACCCGGTTTCAGCTGTAGTATCAGAATTGCAGCAAGATAACTTGTATGTATATGACGAAATTGTCATTTACACTAGTAATACTGATGAACTTGTTGAGGAAATCAATAACCGATACTCTGGAAAGCATATCTTCGTATATCCTGATCCTGCATCAAAACAAAGAAAAACTAGTGCCGGTGGTAAGACTGATTTAAGTATATTAAAAAATGCTGGTTACAATGTGCGAGTTAGAAATGCTCACCCTTTAGTGAGAGATAGAATTAATGCTGTGAATACGAAACTCAAAAATGCTAAAGGTGTCAGAACATTATTTATTGCTAATAACTGTAAAAATATGATAAAGAGTATTGAAAGACAAATTTATAAAGAAGGTACAAATTTGCCGGATAAGGAAAATAATTACGATCACATGAATGATGCATTAGGATATTTAATAGAGTTTATGTTCCCAATTAAGAGAGATTTTACACCCTCACCACCACGAAGGTTTAGTTAATGGCAAAATATAGTAGAGAATATTTAGTATCAAGACACAAAGATTATGAAGATAAGTTCGCAGATTGGAACTTTCATTATGTATCATATACAGGCGGCCAAGACTATCAGAATGGCTACAATCTAAATAGATATGTTTTAGAAACTGATGAAGAATACATCAAAAGACAAAACAATACCCCTATTGATAATCACTGTAAAAACGTAGTTCAAATATATTCGTCTTTCCTATTTAGAGTACCCCCTACTAGAAATTATGGAAGTTTATCAGGTGATGAGCAGCTAGAGAGTTTCCTCAAAGATGCTGATTTAGATGGTAGATCCTTTGATAATGTTATCCGGGAAATGCAAGTAAACGCATCTATCTATGGTACTTGCTGGGCTATCATAGATAAACCAGCTGTTCAAACTGAGAGTAGAGCAGAAGAAATACAATTAGATATTAGACCATACATATCAATATATACCCCGGAAAATGTATTGAATTGGAACTTCGAGAGAATGTTAAATGGTAGATATCAACTAACATCATTATCCTTATTAGAGAATCTACATGATGATATGGCTACTATTAGAGTATGGAGTTTAGAAGATATTTCTACCTACAAGATTAAAGATTTCAGTAAAGGCTATGCTACAACTCAACCGGTATTGATTGATGAAATGCCTAACATGATTGGGGAGATACCAGCTGTTGTTTTATATAATCAGAAATCTCAAAGAAAAGGGATTGGTATTAGTGATCTTCAAGATGTAGCAGAATTACAAAAATCTATTTTTAACGATTATTCTGAGATAGAGCAGCTAATTAGATTATCCAATCATCCTAGTTTAGTGAAAACACCTAATGTAGAGGCTAGTGCCGGTGCTGGATCTATTATTGAAATGCCGGAAGATATGGATAGTAACTTAAAGCCCTATATTATCCAACCCTCATCACAATCATTGGATGGGATTATGTCATGTATACAAATGAAGGTAGACGCAATCAATAGAGTAACACACATGGGATCAGTTAGAGGAACGGAGAAAACTATCAATTCTGGTATTGCACTACAAACGGAGTTTGAATTACTTAATGCTAGATTATCAGAAAAAGCTGATTACCTAGAAAACGCAGAAGAACATATTTGGAGATTATTCGCTAAGTGGCAAGATAAAGAATTTGATGGTGAAATAAATTACCCGGACACATTTAATCTGAGAGATTACGCATCTGATCTACAGTTCTTACAAGTAGCAAAAGCATCAGGTGTTGTATCAGATACATTTGCTAAAGAAGTAGATAAACAAATAGCTAGAGCTGTTGTAGATGATGATGAAAAGTTAGCTAATATTGATAGTGAGATAGAAGCAAAACCTAGACCAATCGGTCAATTCTCTACACCTGCTATTGAGGGTGAAGAAATTGAAGAAACGTAAAGTTCCGAAAGATAAGAAATCCGGAGTACCAAAGAAATATTTATCCGGGCTAAAAGGTGCTAAGAGATCAAGACGAGCATCATTAATCAAGAGAGTTGCAGCTTTATATAAGGCCGGAAAACGAATACCCTTATCACTATTAAAATCAAGGACTAAGGCATAATGGCAGTTAGAAGAAAAGCATTATCAGCAGCTACAGTTGCTACCTTAAAAAGAAAAGCAAAAGCATCTAAGAGATATACCTACGGAACATTGGCAAAAGTGTATCGTAGAGGTCAAGGTGCATTTTTAAGTGCAGGTAGTAGGAGAGTTCCCATGGCAGCTTGGGCTATGGGGAGAGTAAATAGCTTCTTAAGAGGCTCAAGAAAGCATGATTTAGATCTACGAAAGAAGAAGAAATAATGGCCAAGAAAAGAAAAAAAGCACCTAGAGGTTATCACTATATGCCTGATGGTAGATTGATGAAGAACTCAGAGCATAAGAAACGTAGGAAAAAGAAATAATGGCTAAGTTCAAAGGTAGAGAAGTAAAGTTAAATAAACCATTTAGAACACCCGGAAAAAGCAAGAAATTTGGTGTTTATGTTAAGAACAAGAGTACCGGAAGGGTGCAAGTGGTTAGATTTGGAGATCCAAACCTATCAATCAAGAAGAATATACCAGCTAGACAAAAGAGTTTTATGGCTAGATTTAGACCGATTTTAGCCAAAGTTAAAGGTCAAAAAAACCTATCACCAGCATATTGGGCAGTACAATCTTGGAAAAAAAGTTTCAAGATATAGTTGCAATCTTATAAATAATCTATAAAGTATCTATATGTTAAACAATAAGGAGAAGATTAAAATGTTAAAACCTAAATTCAAAATTGGGGATCAAGTGTTTGCTAGAGAACTCAATGGTGTGCATGGTAAAGATGGATTTGCTTTGACTGATGAGGTAGTTGGTATTGAGTATTTATTACCTTACACAATACAAGGTGCTAATGGCGATACAATTCATGCAGGTGGTTATTTTCAATATCAAATTCAAAATATATTTGGTGGTGAGGTATTTGTTGAGCCAGAAAGAGCATTAGGCAAAAGGAGAAAACAATAATGAATGTTCTTTCTTTATTTGATGGAATGTCATGTGGTCAATTAGCACTTCATAGAGCAGGTATTCCATATGATAATTATTATGCATCTGAGATTAAACCTATCGCAATCAAAGTAACTAAAAATAATTTTCCAAATACTATTCATATCGGTGATGTTACTAAATTAGATTTATCTACATTACCAAAAATAGATTTACTTATTGGTGGATCACCATGTCAAGATTTCTCATTACTCAAAGCACAAGGTAAAGGATTAGAAGGTGATAAATCAAAATTGTTTTATGAGTATTTAAGAGTGCTTAAAGAAATCAAACCTAAATATTTCTTATTAGAAAATGTG